GATCAGAAGAAATAGAGTAATTTAATATGAAAGGTGTAAAGCACTACAAAAGAGATGGCACTGTACATACAGGTGGGACACATAAAATGCCTGATGGAAGCCTACACTCTGGTAAAACACATGGAAAAACTAGTGTAAAACTATTTCATTTTAAAGACCTTTCAAAGAAAGCACAAAGAAACGCTAAATAAGGAGATAACACATGGCAGGTCTTTACGATAACATACACGCTAAACGCAAACGTATAGCCGCAGGTAGTAAAGAAAAAATGAGAAAAGCAGGAGCTAAAGGTGCACCTACTGCCAAGCAGTTCAAAAAAGCCGCCAAAACAGCCAAAAAGAGAAAGTAATTATGCCAATGGGAAAAGGAACATACGGAAATACAAAAGGCCGACCAGCTAAAAAAAAGAAGCCAACTGCTACTCCTAGAAAAACTAAAGTTAAAAAAGTTAAAAGTATGTATTAAAACTTTAATAAAAAAAGTAAAAAATAACTTGACATTTACTTAAAAGTATGTTAGTCTAGGGACTAGAGCTATTATTATTAGCTAAATCACTAACTGTCCTATTATGGGAGAAACAGGAAATGAGACATGAAGACGATACAGCAGCTTTGGAAGAATACTACGGATCTCTTAGAGAACTGTTTAACATGGCTGGTTGGAAAACTCTGTGCGAAGACTTGTCTGATAGTTATGAGCTTATTAATAGCGTGGAAACAGCTAAAGACGAAAACGATCTTTATTATAGAAAAGGCCAGCTTGCAGTTATCAATAATATTCTTAACCTTCCAGATCAAGTTAAAACTTTGGAAGACGAATCTTATAATAACAGCCAAGAAGCTTAGAAGTAAAAAGTAATGGCCGTGTTATTTGATTTTAAATGTCCTAATGGACACGTACATGAAAGAATTACTGATTCTTCTGTAGTTTCTATTCAATGTCCAACGTGTAACGAACAAGCTTTTAAAATTATTAGTGCAGTAAATTTTTCTCTTGATCCTATATCCGGTCATTTTCCTAGTGCAACTGACAAATGGGCCAAACACAGAGAAATAAAGATTAAAGAAGAAAGAAAACAGGCAAACTCTTAGAGTCCTGATAACACAATACCCTTTTCCACAATCATAAGACGGAGTTAATAATGGGTCAATTAGTAGACGAGCGTCAACCTGAGACTGACGAAGATATTTCTTCAATAAATGAAGAAGTTGTAACCCAAGAACAAGTATCTGAAGAACCACAACAGGCACTCCCTGATAAGTATCAAGGAAAAAGCACTGCTGAGATTGTACAGATGCACCAAGAAGCTGAAAAGCTTTTAGGTAGACAAAGTTCTGAGGTTGGTGAGTTGCGTAAGGTAGTAGATACTTACATTCAAGGTCAGACACAACTCGATCAAGGGAACCAAGCACAAGCTGAAGTTGAAGAAATAGATTTCTTTTCAGAACCAGAGAAAGCTATCCAGCAACAGATTGCTAGACACCCTTCAATACTGGAAGCAGAAAAAGTAAGTCGTGAATATAAACAAGCGACTGCTAAAGCTCAACTTCAGAAGCTACATCCTGATATGGTTAACGTCGTTCAAGATGCTAGGTTTCAAGAGTGGGTAAGTGCTTCTAAAGTACGACAGAAACTTTTTCATCAAGCAGATAAGTTGTATGATTATGAAACTGCGGATGAGCTTTTAAACCTTTGGAAGGATCGACAAACCGCTGTTCAGCAAACTGCTAATAGCGAAAAGTTAGATCGAAAACAAACGGTTAAAAATGCATCTGTAGGGACAAACAAAGGATCATCAGCCCCATCTTCTAAGAAAATTTATCGTCGTGCTGACATTATTAAACTTATGAAGGACGATCCTCAACGCTATCTTTCGCTTGCTGACGAAATTACACAAGCGTATGCTGAGAAGAGAGTCCGTTAACTTTGGAATTTCTTATTAAAGGTATTATATCATGGCTACACAACCAGCATATGTAACGTCCAGTTCCGGCGCATTCGGAACAGCCGCTAAAGCAATTAGTGGTACTGAAGCAGCATCGTTTATCCCCGAAATTTGGTCGGATGAGATTGTTGCATCCTATGAGAAAAGCCTAGTTCTGGCTAATCTTGTTAAGAAAATGTCCATGCAAGGAAAGAAAGGTGACACTATTCACATTCCTTCTCCTGACCGTGGAGCCGCAGGAGCTAAAGTAGAAGGTGCTTTGGTTAACATCTTGCACGGTACTTCAACCGAAGTTGTAGTTGCTATCGATCAACACTACGAGTACTCTCGTTTGATTGACGATATTGCTGAAACTCAAGCTCTTGCTTCTTTGCGACAGTTCTACACTTCTGACGCTGGTTACGCTTTGGCTACTCAAGTAGACAACGCTCTCCATGCTCTTGGTAAGAACTTTGGTGACCAAGGTACTGCAAATGCTAGTGATTATATTCACAGTAACTCTTACTTCATTGACGCTACTAATGGTCTGACTCTTAACGCAGCAAACACAGTTGTTGGTGGTACTGACGTATTTACTGATGCTGGTTTCCGTTCTTTGATTCAGAAGCAGGACGAAGCAGACACCCCAATGGATAACCGTTTCTTTGTTATTCCACCCTCAGTTCGTAACACTATCATGGGTATTGATCGTTATACCTCTGCTGATTTTGTATCGAGCCAGACTGTTCAGAATGGACTTATTGGTAACTTGTACGGTATTGATATCTATGTATCAAACAACTGTCCTGTCCACACTGCCGCAGGTGATAACTCAGCTAGTTCTGTAGACCTTAAGGCCGCTATGCTTGCACACAGCGACACTATGGTTCTTGTTGAGCAACAGGGTGTTCGCACTCAAACTAGCTACAAGCAAGAGTATCTTGCCACTCTAATGACCGCTGATCGCCTCTACGGTGTTGAGCCTCTTCGTTCAGAGACTGGTTTTATTCTCGCTGTATAAGCTGGTAACAAACGAGGGTTTCCAAGGACGGTTACCCTCGTTCTTTCAAAGAGGTTTAAAGTGAACTTTTTATCTTTAATTATATCTCCTCTTGCCAATGTAGTAACTACCCACCTAAAAAACAAAGCCGAAGAAAAACAGGCTGTCCATCAAAGAAAACTAACTCAAATAGAAAACGAAGCGTCTTGGGATGAAGCACAAGCCAAGAACTCTAACAACTCACTCAAGGACGAGTGGTTTGTTTTTTTATTAAGCATACCTATGATTGGCGCGTTTGTTCCAAGCATGGTTCCATATGTTAAGGAAGGTTTTATCGTGTTAGCTGAAATGCCAGAGTTTTACAAAGCATTCCTAGGGGCCGCTATAGCCGCTAGTTTTGGCATTAAAAGCCTAGCTAACTGGAAGAAATAAAGATGGCTGAAGAAGAAAACATATATGATTTTGAAGAAGGCGAATTCGACTGGGCAAGTATAGATCCTAGAGAATTAGGAAACCCTGTAGAACAATTAGCTTACTGGGACGAAACCAAAAATACTTATGATTTTGGACAGGGAGAACAATACGATTCCGCTGAAGAAGCGTTAGCTAATTACTCTAATGAGTATGATGCGCTTAGAACAAGAGTATCTGAACATTCTGTACTAAACAATTTAAGTAGCACAGGTGGCTATCGTAACTATAATAGAGCAATTTCAGGAACGCAAGCTCTCAACACTCAAGGTCAAAACAAAGCATCTGCTAGGCTGTTAGATTACTTAGAAAAAAACAACATACCTTTGTCTAAAGAAGTAAACGGTCAAACAATGTACCTTACGTTAGGCGACGGTCTACAAGGTATTGACAAGTTTCTTCTTCAAGGACAAATGGACGATTATGATAAAGACGGGGAGTTTAAAGTTTATGGGGGTATAGGTACTTATTCTACTCAATACATACCTCCTCAAAGTAATTTAAGTGAATTTTTAAACAACCCTATGTTAAACTTAGCTGCTGCTGTTATTCCTTATGGTCAGTTAGCACTTACAGCAGCAAAAGGGGCTGCTGGAGAAACTTTACATTTTGAAGATTATCTTTCAGCAGGTGTTTCTGCTAGTCAAGCAGGTTTATTTGGTGAAGGAACTGACGCGATAAATTCAGCCGCTGATGCTGCCGCTGGAGATGTTTTTGCTGCTGGAGGTACTGTTCAACAAGCAACGCAAGCCGCAGATGCCGCCAGAGCCGCAGCAACAGGTTTGTTATCTCCTGATATTGTAGACATGATAAATGCCGCAAGCGGAGCAGGAGGCTCTGGAGAATTTGGAGCTATTGATGCTTTAGCCAGCGGTAAAGACATTTATGATACTTTAGGAGAACTTCAAGACGACAGTTCTGGAGTAATTAATAATTATACTAGAACAGGAGGTGTTAATGTAACAGACACCCCTACTGTTCCTGATGACACTATTACAGGAAATTCAGATTTTAATGATTTTTGGTCAGTTATTTCAGAACGGTTTGGGCCAAATAGTACAATTTTTAAAGAAGGAGACACACTGTTTCCTACTGGTTTTGAACCCGAAATGCCAGAGACAGAACCAGAAATTACTCCGGAACTAGAGCCGTTAGAGCCGCCAGAGGTTGACCCAATAGAACCCCCAGTAATAGAGCCGCCTAAGTTACCAGAGCCAGAAGAACCAGAGGGTGGTGGCGGTTCTTCAGAACCTGAGCCTACTTCGGAACCTGAGCCTACTTCGGAACCTGAGCCTACTTCGGAACCTGAGCCTACTCCAGTACCTGAACCTACTCCGATACTTGAGCCTTCTCTTGAACCAGAGCCTACTACTCCGGAATCAGACTCAATAGTTCTTAGACAAATTTATGAAGCAGTTTTAAACGGCCAAATTCCTATTGAAGAATATATTAAACTAGGGGGCCGATTTATAGATGAGCTAAGGAGAGGTGTGCCTTATGAAGAAGTTTATGGGCCTAGAGAGCAACAACCTGAAGATACAACAGAAGACGCTAAAGAACCTACGGAAACAGGTGAAGAAGATTTAGAAGAAAATCCTTTTCCTGATATAATAGACATTATAGACTCTTTTGAACCTGAGCCTACTCCAGTACCTGAGCCTACTCCAGTACCTGAGCCTACTCCAGTACCTGAGCCTACTCCAGTACCTGAGCCTACTCCAGTACCTCAGCCTACTCCAGTACCTCAGCCTACTCCAGTACCTCAGCCTACTCCAGTACCTGAGCCTACTCCAGTACCTGAGCCTACTCCAGTACCTCAGCCTACACCAGTACCTCAGCCTACACCAGTACCTGAGCCTACA